GTTTACCTCAACAATATTATCAAGACGAAGCGGTGACTGATTTCGAAGGAGTATAAATTGAATGAGAATTAGAACTGTAAAACCGGATTTTCACACGTCCAAAACGATCTCTCAGGTATCAACCGAGGCGGCCTATATTGGAGTTGCCTTGCTCGCTATTTGCGACGACGAGGGCTACTTTGAAGCGAGTCCAGAATACATAAAAGGACTACTTTTCCCTTGGCGAAAACGCATTAATATTGCCGCAGGATTGGCCGAACTTCAGGGGGTAAACTTCATAAAAATCCGGCAAGGCGAAGATGGATACGATTATGGATTTATGCCGAACTTTTCAGAAAACCAGATCATCAAAAAGGAACGTTTTAAGCCCTCTAAAATCAAGGGATTATGTCAATGGACAGACGTTGCGACGGACAAGGGACCGACAAGGGACGGACACGCGACGACAGGCGTCGATAGGGAATGGAATGGAATGGAAGGGGAATGGAAAGGAAAAGAAAAAGTTAAAAAAGAAAGTTTTTTATTCCGTTCAGAAAAGTTTGGAGAGTCTTTTCACGAGCATTGGTCCGATTGGGTTGATTATCGTCGAACCCTAAAGAAACCCAAGAGCTGGAAACCGTTCTTTGAGCGCCAATTCAAAAAGCTGCACGACTTCAGCGAGGAAAACGCAATCAGGATTCTCTCGAACTCGACGCTCAACGGTTACACCGGGCTCGTTTGGGATCGATACCCGACAGGCGACCAGCCCGCAAGACAAGCGACGAAAGCCGAGCAGCCGAAAACAGTTTGGCAGATCAAACAACAGATCGAAGCAACCGAGGAACAAATGAAAGAAATTAAGGAAACGCACTTTTTCAACCACCGATGGACCGACATCGAGAAGCAGAAGCAGTGGAAGACGCTGAAAGATCATTTTGAGATCCTAAAATTCCAAGCAACGGGGGTCTCGGTATGAGCACGGTGAAGATTTACAACGATCAAGAGCGCGCCGTCGTATCGAAGCCGATCAGCTTGGAGATCGAGATCCTACGATCTCTCAAGAAAGATCCGCTTTTTGAATTCGGCTTTTCGATCAGAACTGAAGGCTCGCCATTGCAAAAGGAGATCGCCCAGGCAGCAATCAACCTTGCAGAGCGCGGGGAGGCTCACCTCCAAAAGCGAGAGCATGGCGAATACCTCGTCAGTCTCGACACGCCTAAAGAAGTCAATCAGCGCATCGCTGAGAATTATCAACGGTATAGAGGACTCAAGAAATTCGACAAAAAAGGCGTGCGATACGAACCGACGCCACCGAGACATTCACGAATGCCGAAACAAGCGGATATGACAGAGCAACCTTTTTGAGACATGGCTGGACGCATTCAGAACCCGAACAAATACGAAGCGCACAAGCTTTACGAGGACTCGAACCTTTCTCGCCAAGAGGTGCAGATGCTGACCGGCTACACGGTGAGGCCGGAATCGACCCGAGAAAACTTTGAAGGCAAAGGAATGCCTAAACTAAACAAGAAAGGATGGATCAGGTGAAAGATATAGAACCTAAAAGACCTATAGGATCAAAAGGTTTACGTAAAATTAGCGTTTTAAACTTAAATACGACTCAACATACTCGCAAGGGGGCCGAAGCCCTTGTGCGGCGTAACCAGAAAGGATAGAAATATGGAAAATAAAAAACCAAACAACCCTCCTGCGTATCCTTGCGGGCACTTAGAATTAGAGAATGAAGAGAGAGTGACATACGGGAAGTCGTATTACGGGATGGAGCTGAGAGATTACTTTGCGGGTCAGGCGTTGACCGCTTTAATAACTACAAAGAAATACCAGCAACAAGCGATCTTGGAAGAATGGGTCGGTATCAAGGGAGAGTTGGCAGTTGATTCTTATTCTATCGCAGATCAAATGCTGCAATGCAGGCTAAACGACGACAAGTGAAACGCAAAGGCGACAGACAACGACCTAAAGAATCTTTATGCCACACAAAAAGAAGATGCACCGCGTGAGTTTGCCGGGTAAGCTTGACGCAAACAAGACGCAGATTGCCCGACAATTAAGGGCAAAGAACAGATGGGCGCGAAAGAGTCGAACGCACCGCAAGAACAACCCGCTATGCTGTGACCCGTTTGGCAACCACAAAGAAGAGCAGAGAGTCGTTGTCGTGAAGGATGTGCACCACGTCGTGCCGGTTGCGAAAGATCCGACGCTCGCATTTGTCAGTAGCAACCTGAGATCACTGTGCCGGAAGTGCCACAACCAGATCACAGCGATGGAGAAGGCAGGGAAGCCGACAGAGCACCTATTTCACGACGACGGGGAGGGGGGCATAATTGCTCCGGAAGGGACGAAGCAAGACCGCGCCGTAATAAAAGAACTTTTTTTGCGAAAATAGCCGTTTCCCAAAAAACCAACTTACCAAAAATATCATGAAAGGAAGACCACCTACACCAAGCTCTGTAAGAAACTTAACTGGAATCGACAAGCGCAAGAAAGACACGATCGGGAAGAAAAAGCCGAAGACAAGTTCTCTTCGCACGTTACCAAAACCGCCGAAGACTCTTGAGAAGCCCGGCGCGGAGTTCTGGAAGACGATCGGCAAAGCGTGCCTTAATGTCGGAGTGCTAACCGAACCCGACTTGACCGCACTCGAATTGACCTGTCGTTGTTGGGATCGATTGGAAAACGCACGCGATCAATTAGGAAACAAGCTTTTGGAGTCTGGTCAATTTGGACAAAAGAAGCACGTGCTCCTTTTGATCGTTCAGCAAGAGGAAGAAAAACTTTTGAAGTATCTTGTCCAATTCGGTCTGACCCCGGTTGCACGCGAGCGAATAACTAGCGAAGGACCAGGAGCGGATGATCCGTTTAGCGAATTCTTCGACTCATAATGGAAAGCGTAGCGGCGTCGCTTTCAACGCCCTGTTAGCATTTTACTATCTTGGACCCGATAACCAAATACGCCGAAGACATCGCCGAGGAAAAGATCCTCGCGTGCAAGTATCATCGGCAAGCTTGCGAGCGACATCTACGCGACCTATCGCGTGATAAATACGTTTGGAATACCGACGCGGGCAATAGAGTTATCAACTTTATTGAAAACCTTCGACACCACAAAGGAAGACAGTTCGCCGGAAATCTTTTCATCTTGGAACCCTGGCAAACCTTTTTACTTGGAAGCGTCTTCGGCTGGCAAAAGAAAACAGGCGGCAGGCGTTACAAAGAATCCTATACGGAGATACCTAGAAAGAATGGAAAGACCGCCTTAGGCGCAGGCGTTGGAATCTTCGGTCTAACTGCCGATCGTGAACCCGGCGCGGAAATCTACTCGATTGCTTCCAAGCGAGACCAAGCCGCGATCTGTTGGGACGCCTCCAAGCGAATGATTGAGGTGACACCCGGCCTAAAGGAGCGGATTAAAACCGGTAAGGCTTCTGTCTGGTATAATCCACTTGGCAATAAGTTTGTCCCGTTGTCGAAAGACACAAAGAAGATGGACGGGCTCAATCCCCACATAGTGATCGGAGACGAGACTCACGCCTGGGAGGATCGGATGCTTTACGACCAGATTGACGATGCGTTCGGCTCAAGAGAGCAACCGCTATTCTTTTTGATTACGACCGCCGGGAATAACATGGAGGGCGTTTGCTTCGACCTGCGAAAGCACGTCATTGCGATCCTCGAAGGCAACGAGGACGAGTCTTATATGGACGAAGAATATTTCGGCTTTATCTGCACGCTCGATAAGGACGACGACTGGAAGGATGAAAGCGTTTGGATCAAGGCGAACCCGAATCTTGGCGTCTCAAAGGACTGGGACTATCTGCGCCGTCAAGTTAAGAAGGCTCAACAGATACCGAGCAAGAAAAACGCGGTCTTAAATAAGCAATTCAACATCTGGACCGAAGCGGGCGAAACGTGGCTCGATATGGACCGATGGAAAGAGAATGGCAAGAGTTACGATCTCGCGAAGCTGGCAAAAGAAAAGTGTCACATGGGAATCGACTTGAGCACAATCCAAGACATCACGGCGGTGGTTATGCTTTTCCCGCCTGGCGTGTATAAAGAATGGGTGATATATCCTCGCATGTATATACCAGGCGATAACGTAGGGAAGAAAGAGCAAGCTGACCGCGTGCCGTATGGTCTTTGGGTCGAGCAAGGTTACTTGCAGACCACTCCCGGCGACGTGATCGATCTCGATTTCATCTACGAAGACATCCTTCAGATGAATGAGGAATATAATGTGATCGATGCCGGTTACGATCCGTGGAAGGCGGTTGAGTTGGCAACGAAGCTCGACGCCGAGGGGATGGAAGTCGTGCAGATGCGCCAGGGCCACGCCACACTAGGCGCTCCTTCGACTGAGTTTGAAAAGAAAGTAATGGCAAAACAGTTTCGACACGGCGGTCACCCTGTCCTAAGATGGATGGCGGGCAACACGGTTACAATTTCAGACAACAATGAAAACATCAGACCCGACAAAAAGAAGAGCACAAAGCGAATTGACGGGATAGTCGCCTCAATTATGGCGCTTGGCCGGGCAATGACGAACGACAAATACAAAAGCATTTATGAAAATCGAGGATTTATTGAGGACATCTAAGGAGAAAAAGGAAAAGCGTTTGCTGGCGGTAATCGCCGTCGATGGCTCTAGCCACATGCTTGATTGCGACTCGCTTCTGTCAGTAAAGGATTTGTCTTATTATTTGGCAAAGTCTGAGAGTTTTATCTATGCAATGATCAAGAGCGGCTTTGAGATGCCGAAGCACGCTGTATTGCGGTATAGAGTCTCCACTTACATAAAAGCGGTGAAGTGGCTTGAAGATAATCCAGATTTTAAGTTCGCGAATGCTTACAAGCACAAAAGCGGTTGATACAAATAGATTCAAATAATTACAAAGATTTGTAAACAGTAGCTCTCTTGTTTGTACATCTAGATTGGTGTTTATATTTTGCCAGTGACCTTTTGGCAACGAGTAAGAGAAGTGTTTGGGCCGAATAATTCGGTTGTAGGAAGTCCTGAGCAGTGGCTTGTTGATTCATTCCTGGGTGGACTTACCGCTCGCTCGGGAGTCAATGTCACTGAGTTGACCGCCTTAGGCGTTCCGACTGTTTTTTCATGTGTCCATGTCATTTCAGACACGCTCGCAACCTTGCCCTTGGTTTTATACAAGCGCAACACGGACGGGACCAAAGAGAGGGTGAGCGACCACAAGGTTTTTCAATTGCTCAACGGCAAGCCTAATGGGGAGATGACCTCCATAGATCTTATCGGCGCATCTTCATGGCACTTATGCCTTCGCAACCGATCATACATTTACATTGCCCGTGATGGTGGGAATCGAGTTGGCGAGCTTTGGCCGGTAGAACCAAGCAGAGTCAAGACTCAGCGAGATGGGAAATCCGGCGCGCTTGAATATTACATCGACGGAGACCAGGTCGATTCGAAAGACCTTATCCACTTGCGCGGACCTACTACAAACGGTGTCGCAAGTTTGGATACACTGCAAATCGGTCGCGACTCTATTGGTCTGGCGATTGCATTGGGTAATAACGCAGCAGACTTTTTTAAAAACAACTCAAAGCTAGGGAATGTTTACAGCTCCGACGCAGAACTCGGAGACAAAGCTATTGCTCGTCTTCAGAAACAGTTGAAGGAACGCCGAGACAAGGGACGCGACTATACCGACTTATTTCTTGAGCAAGGCATGAAGCTTATCGAGACCCGCGCCCAAAATAAGGACGCGCAATTTTTGGAATCTCGGAAGTATCAAGATGAGCGGATCGCAGCAATTTTTAAAGTGCCGCCCCATAAGGTCGGAATCCTGGATCGGTCGACCAATAACAATATTGAGCACCAAGGAATTGAGTTTGTAACCGACACGATTCTACCGTGGGCGCGGCGAATTGAAAAGACCCTAGATATTTACCTTTTAACCGACGCGGAAAGAGCAGACGGCCTTTATTTCGAGTTCATGATTGATGGGCTCGCGAGGGGCGATTTAGCAACTCGATATGAAGCCTATTCTAAGGCGCGCCAATGGGGTTGGCTGTCTGCGAATGACATTCGCAAGAAAGAGAACATGAACCCTATCGACGGCGGGGATGATTACTTGAACCCGCTAAACATGGTGCCCGCAGGGACCGAACCGGAGGAAGAAAATTGAAAACTTGGTATAATATAAAGAAGAACGCTCTCGCGGCTGAAATTTACGTTTATGACGAAATAGGCATTTGGGGTGTATCTGCGAAAGACTTTGTAGAGGAACTTAACAGCCTGGGCACGGTTGAGAACATCGACCTGCACGTGAATAGTCCCGGTGGGTCAGTTGTTGATGTCGTCGCTATGATGACGGCCTTAAAGAGCCACAAGGCAACCGTCACCGCATACGTTGACGGACTAGCCGCCTCTAGTGCCTCACGCCTTATCATGGCCGCCGATGTCGTTGAGATGGCAGACAATGCCCTGCTTATGATCCACAATGTTTGGACGTACATGATTGGGAATGCTAACGAGCTTCGCAAGGAAGCCGAATTGCTCGACAAGTTCGACGATGGACTCGCCAACGATTACGCAAAGTTCAGCGGTAAAGAGGTTGAGGAAATCAAAGGCTGGATGGCTAAAGACACATGGTTTTCAGCAGAAGAAGCAAAAGAAGCCGGATTGATTACTCGCATCGGTGACGAGCAGAAAGCCGCCGCTAGTGTGTCCAAGAATTTCCATGACAAGGCAACTTCATTGAGGAATTGCCCAGACAAACTGCCCGTTGAACTCAAAGAGAAACAAGAGAGCAAAACAGAGTTAAGAGAGAATTTATCAGAACTTCAAGAAACTGATTTTAAACCAACGCCGCCTACCGCCGTAGAGATAAGGCAAGCGCAGCGTGAAAGAGAATCCATAACTAAATAAAAACATGAAAAACCTTATCGAAAAAAAGAAAGGCGAGCGTTTGGCGTTGGTAAACAACAACGCTAAGATCGTAAAAGAAGCGACTGCCCGCGAATCCGGCTGGACTGCCGATGAAACCACAACCTGGGAAAACCGGGACGCTGACATTGAGAAGCTAAACAAGGAGATTCAACGCCTTGAGAAGCAATGGCAGGATGAAGAGAAGCTAAACAAAGTTGAAGACTCCAGATTCAAACCTGAAGTTGGCGACGTTCCACAAAACAAGGTTGCTTCCAAGGAGTATTCGGACGCATTTTTTAACGGCTTTGCCCGCAAGGGTAAAAACGGCATGGATCCGAAACACTTCAACGCTCTTGAAGTCGGAACCGACGCCGAAGGCGGTTACTTGGTCCCGCAGGAATGGGCCTCAAATATCGTTCGCGATTTGGCTGAACTCGTTGTCATGCGGAAGTATGCTAATGTGATCGTGACTGCATCTGATCGGAATATTCCGCTTCAGACTTCACGCGGAACATTTACCTGGATCGCCGAGGAAGGCGCATACAGTACAAACGATCCGGCATACAACAATTTAGTTCTTTCAGCTCACAAGCTTGGAGGTATTATACAAGTATCTGAAGAGCTTTTACAGGATAACTCGTACAACCTAGCTGGCGCTCTACAAACAGACGCGGCTGAAGAGTTTGCCGACAAAGAGGAAGACGCTTTTGTCGATGGCGACGATTCCGGCAAGCCCGAGGGAGTTTTTCAAGTATCAACTGTTGGAGGCGTATCCGTAGCAGGATACACAGGCGCAGTCAGCGCCACCGCTGCCGTAACTTATGCCGACCTCGTGAACACGCTTCACACTCTAGGCGCACGCTACCGCAAAAACGCCGCCTGGTTGATGTCTGACGGACACGCCAAATTGATTCGATTGCTAGTTGACGGCCAAAGCCGCCCGCTTTGGGAAATGTCAGTGCAAGCCGGTCAGCCTGATCGCTTGCTCGGTCAGGTTGTTGAAATTTCCGATAGCTCACCCGCACCAGCGACCGCTTCACGTGGTATCTGTTTCGGTGATTTCGGTTACTATACGATTGTGGATCGTTTGAATATGACCGCACAACGCTTAAACGAACTCTATGCGGCCAACGGCCAGATTGGATTTAAGTTCACGAAGCGAGTTGATGGCGGGCTTACTCAAGCAAACGCGATGACCTATTTCGCGCACGGAGCTGCATCTTAATTTTATTCATAGCTTGTATCTATCCAATGGCGGGGGCTTCTGCCCCCGTCACATGGACAGATATAACAACCAAAGGAATAGCATGAAAAACGTAAAGCTAGTGAAAGTTGAGATCGACCAAGAGCACACCGTATCCGAGCGCATTGACGGAGAATTGAAATACGCATGTCGAAAGGTTGGCGATCAATTAGAGGTGAGTACAGTCGAAGCTGAGTCTCTTCACAGGAAGCGTTTCGGCCATGTTGTCCAACAGACGGAGCCAGAAGAAAACAAAGCGAAAGCGCCCGCCAAGAAAGCAGCAAAAAAGGCGGCCAAGAAAAAGGCAAAGTAGATGCTACTGGAGGAAATCACAAGTTTTGTAAGGACAACGGACGCGGCAAGCGAGCCGATTACTTTGACGGAGGCGAAAGACCAACTCAGAGAAACGGGAAGCTCCGAAGACACCTATATCAATACTTTGATAAAGACCGCCCGACAGTTCGCAGAAGAGAAAACCGGGCGCGGATTACTCGCACAAACCTGGAAGGCGACTTTGGACAACGGTTCGCTTCCCACAGATAGTATTATCGAGCTTCCAAGGCCGCCCTTACAGTCTGTAACCGAGATCACCTATGTTGACTCGGATGGGGCAACTCAAACGCTATCAACGGACAATTACACAATCGACACTCTCTCTGAGCCTGGGCGAATTATGTTTGAGGACATGCCCAATATTAAGAGCACAATCAACGCTTTGACGGTTGAGTATGTCGCCGGATACAGCGACGCCTCAGAAGTTCCCGCAGGCATCAAGCAAGCGATCCTGATTCTCGTCGAACATTGGTTTGATTTTCGCGAAGCCGTAGTCGCAGGAACTACCCCCAGTAAAATCCCGATTTCAGCAGACGACTTGCTGGATATGAACCGCATTCACTGGCTGTAAGATGAGACCGGGAAGAATGGATAGGCGCATTACCTTGCAGACGGCAACGCCTTCTGTCAGCGCGACCGGGCAAGCTCTTAATGTGTTCTCTAATCTCGCAATGGATCTGCCTGCACATAAGCAAGACGTGACTGGCAACGAGACGAACCGCAACGGCGAGCAAGTCGGCGTGGGAATCACTATATGGACGATTCGCCATAGAACTGATTTCAGTATTGCTGGGCGTGTAGTTGATGACGCGAGCGCCGAATACGATGTCACCTTTGCAAAGGAGATCGGGCGCAGGCATTGGCTTGAACTGCATACAAAGAGGAGGACTGATTCTGATGTCTAACTCAGTAGTTGCATCTTTCCCAGGCGCAAAGCGGCACGGCAAGTTTCTGCTTTCGCTTCCCGTACAGATTCAGCAGAACAGCGCACGCAAAGCGACAACCTTTGCTTCTACTCCTTTGCTGAAAGCCGCACGCGATCGAGCGCCCGTAGAATTCGGAGCCCTCAAGGAATCGCTTATAAAAGTCAACCGCACTTACAAGCGCGCCGGGGTGGTTATGTCGCTTGTCGGTAAGAAACGAGGCTTTCAGCGATACTACCGGGGACGCAAGAACAAAGAAGGGAGACCCGTTGGCGATCTCCCTAGCAATATTATTTCGCTACTTCATTTTGGTACCTCAAAAACAAGGCCGAATCGTTTTATGCACCGGGCTTTTGTTTCAGCCAAGCCGAATATGAAGACCCGCTTTTTCTCGAAGATGAAGCGCGATCTCCCTAAAGACATTGCGCGAGCAAAACGAAAGGGGGCGCTATGAGTTTCGAAAGCGATCTATATTCCTACCTTTCGACCCATGCCGACGCGACCGCATTGCGGGCGATTGTCTCAACGCGTATTTACTGGGCAACTACGCCGCAGAATCCGACGTATCCATATATCCAGATTTCAACGGTATCGAGCGAGCCTCAGCACACGCTCGGCGGTGACGATGGGTTCACCGAGACCCGCTTGCAGTTCTCGGTTTTTGACCGAGTGCATACCGTCTGCCTATCCGTGCGCGATGCCTTACGCACCATCTTGCACGGCAACCAGCGAATCACCGAAGGCAGCACCACCTTTCAATCGATCCTTATGGGAGACGTGCGCGAACTCTGGGAGGACGACGCGCCGGGCGGCTTCATGCACATGCCGATCGATTTCGATTTTATTCATTCAAATTAATTATAACGAAAGAAAACAATGGCCAAAACAGCATCCATTTTTGGAAAACTTAAACTTTATGACGGTGTAAGCGCATACGACGAGATCACCAACATTGTGAGCATCAGCGGTGCTTCTGCTTCTATGAGCACAATCGACGCAACGCACCTGAGCTCTGCCAGCTACTTTAAAGAATATCTTGCCGGGTATCTCGATGGCGGTGACGTGACAGTCGTTTGCCACCTCGATCCAGAATCCGCAGACGGTTCAAATCAACTACTTGTTAAGGCGCACTTTGAAGCCCGCACAAGCGAGACGTTCCGCATTGTGTTGCCGACTGGACCTTACGCTGGCTTTACCGCGTTCGTGACTGGCTGGAACACCTTTCAACTTGAGCAGGAAGCCGTAGTCGGTCTGGAGTTTACGCTCAAGATCACAGGCGCGATCACTTACGCAGACTCAGAATAATTAATCTACCTAAGCGATGTCTGACCCCAAAGTCACAGGCGAGGTGGAGATTCAATTAGATCAGCCGCGCCTCATCAAGTTCGCACACTTTTCACGCTTTCGGCTTGGTCGGTTTTCCGATCAAGCTGGTGGCGGCGAATTCACTTACAACAACCTTTTGATTTACGTTTGGGCAATGCTTCCAAAGGCGGCGCTTAAACGCTTTCCTGACCCTGAAGACCTGGGTGAATTCATCACGCTTGATAATGTGGAGGATTACTTTCCGAAGGTGCTTCAGGCCATCAAAGCAGGAACTGAGAAACCGGACGACGACGAAAAAAAAACGCCCTGAAAACTTGGGCATTCTACCGCGTAGAGATCGGACTTACTGAAGATGAATATTGGAATTTCACACCTAACCAGCTTGCCGCCTTGGAATCTGCCCACCGTAGACGCCGCGCTTCTGAATTGGTGGATTTTGGCAATCTTCATAAGCGCATTCATTACCTGCCTCCAAAGTCTGGTCAAAAGATCGAATGGTTTGAAATCGACGAGTTTTACGACGACGGCGAACCCAAGCCGGAACCCGTCGAACTCAGTGAAAAGGGCAAGGCGTTGCTCCTTAAACTCAGCCTTACAAGCAGAAAGGACTAAACGCTAATGGCTGGAAATTCACTAGATACCTATGTAATGGATTTGCGGGCACGCACCGCAAAACTTGAGACCGATCTCGACAAGGCCAACAAAAAGATTCGGGCGAAGATGTCGCGGAGCGGTAAAATGATGTCTAAGGACATGACCGCTATGTTTGCCAAAGTAGGCGCGGCGTTAGGGGTTACGGTTGGAATAGATCAACTCCGGCAAGGTATTCTAGGTGCCGTTCAAGCCGGAAGCCAACTACAAACGACGGCGGATAAACTCGGGCTTACAACCGATGCTTTGCAGGAATTGCGATACGCGGGCGATCAGTTCAATGTTCAGCAAAATACAACAGATATGGCGCTGCAAAGATTCGGAAGAAGAGTCGCAGAAGCAGCCCAAGGTACTGGAGAACTTAAATCTACATTAGATCAATACAATATATCAACTCGTGATTCTCAAGGGAATACTCGAAGCCTGATGGCAGTCTTAGGAGATTTTGCGGATGTATTAGCGGGACTTGATGATGTGAACGAGCAAAACCGCATTTCTATGAAAGCCTTCGATTCTGAAGGGGTTGCGTTTGGTGCGGTTATGCGAGCCGGTGCTGCGGGGTTAGCAGAGTTTCAAAATCAGGCGCATTTATTTGGGCAAGTTATAGAGATTGAGGCCGTTCAACGATTGGCGCAAGTAGACAAGCAATTGAAGCGCGTTACAGGCGGCTTTAAAAGTTTCTTTGCGGGCATGGTGGCTGGAGGCTTAAATATGACCGATCAACTCGGGATTACCGGCCTTGAAGCTGAACTCAAAAAGGTAAATGAGGACATCCGCCAAGTTGAGGAATTAAACGCGACCGGTGGACGTGGATTTGGCCGCGCTTTTGCAGGCGTGGGTGTCAGTGATAAAGACATAAGCGTTCTTAAAATTCAGCAACGGGCAATTTTAGACGAGTTGCTTAATGAGACGGTGACCACTGCCAAATCAATGGAAGCCACATTGCAAGATGCATTTGGAAAACTTGATTTGACGCCAAAGGGTTCAGAGGATTGGGAGTTGATGAACGCAAGAGTGTTTGAACTCTTAGAGACATCTGGAGAGTGGGATCAAAAGGTGAAAGATTTAGTAAGCAGGTATCCTCAGCTTGCGGGCGCAGCTCAACAACTTACGGCTACCCATGCGGAAATGATCCCTGCACTTTCTTTAACTGCAACCGAGACTTCCCAGCTCGCATCAATTCTCAACAGCACCGAGACCGACGCCGAGAAGTTCCGAGCCAAAATTGAGATATTAGGAAAAGCCATACAAGCGCAACCCGAGCGCATAGAAGAATTTAAAGAAGCCATCGAACGCTTGGGAAAGCAATACATGGAATCGCTCGAACCCGACAAGATGGATAAACTCTTGGAAGCCTGGGAGGGCATGTCGCAAGGCATGTCTTCGAGCTTGTCGAATGCGTTACTCGAAGGAGAGCAAGGACTCGACGGCTTTCTAAGTCGTATGCTCAATAAGCTTGCTTCAGCAGCTCTTGAGGCGGCAATCGTTGCCCCGTTCTTAAATATGCTCGGCATGGGTGGCGTCGGCGGAGGATTAATAGGCGGCATTGGTTCGATTCTTGGATTTGCCGATGGAGGAAGCCCGCCCGTTGGAGTTCCGTCAATTGTCGGCGAACGCGGGCCGGAGTTATTCGTCCCGAAGGTTGCCGGGACAATTATACCAAACCACGCGATGGCGGGTGGAGGCGGCAGCACTGTTTTTAATATTAAACAAGATTTGCATTTCGACGTCGGCTTGGAGTCCGTAGACAGTCGGATTGCCAGCGCCGCGCCCATAATCGCTCAGGCGACCGAGGCGCAGATCCTCGACAAGCAAAGAAGGGGGAGAAGATAAATGCCTACCTATCCGTTAACTATACCTAGCGAGTTAAAAGTCCGCTCGCACTATCTCCGAAAGCAGCACGCTGTCGGAGTCAGTGAAAGCCCGTTTGATTACCAGCAGCAAGTTTATGTTCACGATGGCGAACGGTATTTGCTCGATCTTACCTTCGCGCCGGTTGCCGATGCAGACGCCGCCGCAGTCATTACTTTTTACCAAGATATTCAAGGCATGGAGGGCACATTCTCCATCGATATTTCAGGCTATGACAAAAGCGTGTCGGGGGATACCTCGATCACGTTTCGACTAGCAAAAGGGGGAGCGCCTGGGTATCGGCAATCCATAAATGGCATTTGGGAATTCGATTCCTTACAACTCGCGGAAGTGGTTTAAATGGCGCGAGACTTAACGGCAGGCATGGTGACTGAGTTTACCGCAGGAACGTTGAGTCCTCGGCTGCTTGCGTATTTCGATTTCCCATCCGGGGCGGTTCGCGTTTGGAACGGCTCAGGCAACCTGTCCTGGAACACCTATACTTGGTCTGGAATCGGAACCTTTGGCACGTTCAAGCCCGCGCAAGGCGGGACGGATATTTCGGCCCAAGGCGCAGAGTTTGGACTTAGCGGGATTCCGTCGAGTTTGATTTCTACCGCACTTGACGAAGCCTACCAGAATCGAGATTGCGAGCTCTGGCTTGCGTGCCTCGATAGCGGCGGTTCAGTCGTCTCCACGCCTTACAAATGGGC